CCAACACCCTGGCCGGGTGCATGGTGCTATTCCCCAAGCTGGCGCTGACGTTTGAGATCATGGAGCGCTTCAAGAACGGCCTGTGGGTCGGGGTGTTCGCTCCCACCGAAGAGCAGTCAGAGACGTTGCATGGCAGGATCGTGGACCGGTTGACCACCGACCACGCCATCGAGATCATGCTCGACCCGGAGATTGACGACGGGACCACCGGCCGCGGCAAGCTGATCCGGTTGAAGTCGGGCTCGTACGCCCGGCGCCAGACGGCCAACCCGAAGGCCAAGATCGAGGGCAAGAGTTATCACATCATCGTCGTGGACGAGGCTCAGGATGCCGACGACGGTGTGGTCCGCAAGTCGATCCACCCGATGCTCACCGCCTACGCCGGGTCGATCATCAAGATCGGCACGCCTGGCTACGTCAAGGGCGACTTCTACCGGGCCATCCAACTGAACAAGCGGCGCAACCTCCAGCGCCGGTCGCGCAAGAACCACTTCGAATACGACTACAAGGTCGTGTCCAAGTACAACCCGCTGTACGCCCGCTCGGTGGCCAAGGAGAAGCAGCGGCTCGGGGAGGACTCCGACGAGTTCCAGATGAGTTATGCAATCAAGTGGCTGCTGGAGCGGGGCCAGTTGATCACCGACGACGATCTCGACCGGCTGATGGACCCCTCGATGCCCCTGGTGCGCTCATGGCACCAGTCGGCCTGTGTCGCCGGGATCGACCCGGCGCGCATCAAGGACTCCACCGTGGTCACCGTGTGCTGGGTGGACTGGCAGTTCCCCGACCCCTTCGGGCTGTGCGAGCACCGGGTGCTCGACTGGCTGGAGTTGACCAACGTGCCCTGGGAAGAGCAGTACTTCCGCATCCTGAGCTTCTTGGACAACTACTCGGTGACGATGGTCGGCGTGGACGCCACTGGCATGGGTTCTGTCGTGGCAGAAAGGCTCCAGATCCTGCTCGGACACCGCTGCCAGGTGATCCCGTTGTCCAGCGACTTGGCCACCCAGTCGAAGCGCTGGAAGCGCCTCCAGACGCTGCTCGATCGGCGCATGTTGGTCTTCCCCGGCCACTCCAAGGCCAAGCGCACGCGGGCCTGGCGCCGGTTCCGCCAGGAGATGGGTGACGCCATCAAGATCTTCAAGCAGGGCCAGTTGCTGGTCGCCGCTCCGGACGAGTCCGAGGCCCACGACGACTACGTGGACAGCCTGGCGCTGGCCATTGCGGTCAGCGAGGTCGAAGAGCAAGACAGCGTGGAGGTCTTCGAAGCGCCGTTCTACGAGCGGCGCTACGCAGCCAGGTGATCAGCACGTCCGTGATTGGCGCCACTTCAAGTACTTGCCGGTGAGGATGCCGACCGGGATCGAGATGACGACCCAGCCGACGAGCACCTTGATGGCGGTGGACATCCCCCCATCGTGCCAGGTGATCAGTTTCGTCGCCGCGTTGTCGTAGCATCCGGGATCAGCCACCCAGGGAGGTTCCACCATGGCCTACGGCAGTGATCTGCACTACGAGACGGAGATCGCCAGCAACCCGCGTCGGCGTGGTCCGCTGCGCTTCGAAGAGGGCATCGCCACCGACACCGACGTGCCGTCCAACTTCCGCCAGGGCGCCTACGGCGACCCCAACGGCGACGACGGCCACGGCTCGTGGGCCAACTGGACCAAGAGCCCGGAAGAGACGATGCGCGAGCGCTACCACGTCGGCTCCAGCGCCTGGATCGAGGCCCCGGCCCTGCTCAGCGAGTTCGTCCAGGGCGCCGGTGTGGGCAACCGCCCGCTGGCCTACGAGCACGAAGTCAACTCGGGCGGTCGGCAGGCCCGGCCGAACCGAGCCACCGTCAACGACTGATCTGACAACATGCCTGGGTCTACGCCGAAGGCGAAGACGGTTGCGAAGAAGGTCGGCCAGGGAGCAGAGCCTGGCCGACCTGCTGTCGTTCCCTACCGCAACCTGACGATGTCCCAGGACTCCAGCCGGATGGATGGCTACCGCTTCCTCTGGCAGAAGATCAAGCCGCAAGCCATGGTCAAGTCGCAGGAGATGATGGACCACGCCATGCCGCCGAACCTGCGTCCGCAGGTGTTGCGCAACGTGTTGGCCAACAAGCATCGCCGGGAGCACTGATGGCCAGCCGGATGAAGAAGCCGGGCTACCAGTTCCCGCAGTTGGGCACCGACCTGGTGCCGCGCCAGGTGATGACCCGCGCTGGTGAGCCACGGACGACCAACGCCGGGAACCCGATGGTCGCTCTGGCCAACCAGGCTGTTGACCTGTCCGATCCCAACGCCGTGAAGAGCGCCAAGCGCAACATCATCCACTCGATCGACACGGCCTCCCCGGAGATGGTCGAGTTCGGGCGCCAGTGGTACCCGCGGGTGTCCGAGGCGGTGTCCAAGGGCGTCCAGGGCCGGGGCTTCCTCGGCGGGCAGTTCGACAAGCATCTCGCCGGTGCGGCGCTCGTCGCCGCCGTCAGTCCGAACATGGACTGGGACCGCAACAACATCGACGCCTTCAAGGAGATGAAGTCGATCAAGAGTGCGGGCTGGAAGAAGATCATGGCCGGTGGTGACGACGCCGCCGACGTGTACAAGGGCATGTCGATCTCGGCAGCGCCGCTGGCCAACATCCAGAAGGCCGGGCGGATCATCGCTGGCGAGGACCCCGAGTCGGTGGTCAGCTATGCATCAGCACCGAAGACCCACTCGTTCATGCAGAACATCCACCAGCCCGACGCCGGGCAGTTCGTGACGATCGACGGCCGGGCGATGGACACCCTGAGCAACCGAATGATCCCGTGGGGCACCGGCCGAGGCATCGGCGGCAGCCAGACCGCCAAGAACCCGCCTGCCCGGTACCTCCAGGCCGCTGGCCTGTACCAGGACGTGGCCCACGACTACGGGCTCGATCCCAGCGCCGCGCAAGCGATCTCGTGGTCCAACGTGAAGTACGACGTGGAGCGCGCCGGTGGCCGCAAGCAGGGTCCAGGGCGCATCGGCCAGCCATACTTCGACCCCGAGACGGGGGCCAACGCCTCGCGCGATCCGGCGTTCTTCGCTGCCCACCGTGGGCGTATGCAACAGTTCTACGCAGGCCTGGGGGCCTAGGTGGTCGGCGGCTTGTACTTGCGCCCTGGCACGAGCTTGGGGATGTCCGGACGCTCGACGGCGTTGATGTCGATGCCTGCCTCGATGAGTACGTCGTCCAGCCGGGGCAAGGCGACCGCCGCCTCACGGATGATGAAGCCGATGTCCTCGACGTTGTTGTCCAACTGCCAGCAGATGTCGCGCAACAGCACTGCGGTAGCGTCGTCCAGTTCGATCGTCACGCCTCGCAGGGTACTGGAGCAGAGCAATGGCTGATGCCAGCGTCTACCGCAACCACACGGCGATGAACTTCGGCACCCACCTGCACCAGCAGGGCGTGCGCCACGAGGACCTGGACACCATGCCAGCCGACCAGTTGGCTGCTCATGCAACACGAGCGGGCCTGGGCCGGGTGCCGTCTGGAGAGACGCTGGAGATGACCAAGTCGTACATGAAGAAGCTCGCTGCGCCGCCGCTCGATGATCCGTTCGCAGGCCTCTGATGGGCATCGCCTTCTACCCCGCCAGCTACCGGGCCTCCGGGAGTGACCTGACCGTCGCCGTCAGCCCACTGGGCCTGGTGGAGCTTGCCGACGAAGAGTTCGAAGTCCACGGACCGCGGATGAACCGTTATGCATCGAATTGGGCGTGGTACCTCGGGCACCACTGGATGTACCGCCGTGAGGTCGGTGAGCCGCAACTGACGTTCAACTACATCAAGGCGATGAGCGACTTCATCACCGTGTTCATGTTCGGCAAGGGCGTCGAGTTCCACTCCCCCGAGGCCACCGGGGTGATCGTCCCGCCGCTGATCAAGCGGGCCTGGGAAGTGGACAACGACAAGTCCACCGTGCTGTGGGAGATGGGCCAGCTTGGTGGCGTCTCTGGCGACGTGTTCGTCAAGGTTGCATACGAGGAAGCGTTCATGGACCCCGGTGGGCAGATCCACCCTGGGCGGGTCCGCATCCTCCCGCTGAACCCGGCGTTCTGCTTCCCCGAGTTCCACCCCCACGACCGGTCGCGCATGATCCGGTTCAAGTTGAAGTACAAGTTCTGGGGCACGGCGCTCGACGGCACGCGCATGGTCATGACCTACACGGAGATCCTGACCGAAGAGCGCATTCAGGAGTTCATCAACGACGAGTTGATCCGCGACGACCCGAACACCTTGGGCGAGATCCCGATCATCCACATCCCCAACACCGCTGTGGCTTCCAGCCCCTGGGGGATCAGCGACATCCAGGAC